TCGAAGGAGGCTGAAACGAAATCCAAAAAAGCCTCCAAAACCATTCAAGCCGGAACAGGAACGCTCGGGGACGGCCCCTTTTGTTACGGCTTGTCCGGAACTAAAGGGACTGTCCCCATGCGTTCCGTCGCATTCAACTAGGAATTGATAATTACTGCACATTGCGAGCAGTAACAACCATCTCGGAACACACTCCGCTCCCGCGCTGCGGCACCTTGCAGCGGACATTTTCCAGCAGAATCGTGCTGCCCTCGGCCCCTGCGCCCGGCACGACGGATCCGTCAATCTTGCGAATATACACCTTGCCGCCGGGGTTGAATCCCGAAACAGCCCGCACAGCAATGCTGCCGCGCACCAGCACCTCAACCACCTCGCCCGGGTTCCAGGCGCCCGCCTGGTATCCGGCGTCGGTGGTGGTGTCCTGCGTGTCCGGATACGTGTCCGGCGTCTTGGACGCGGAGCGCACCGTAAAGCCGACAAAGCGGTCAAAGGTCTGGGACCCGCCGTTGACAAATCCCTGGACACCGCTGCCGTCGTCCGTCAGGAACACAGGCCGCCCGAAAGGGATCGGATCGGTCCCGGCATTTTTCAGGGAAACAACCACATCATCGACCGACCGGGAAATCGCCCCCGGCCACCCGAGGTCAAAATCAGAAAGCACTTTACCCATAATCCAAAAATCCTCCATTTCTTTTAGCAAATCAACAAACTTATTTCGGCCGAAGGAGGAAAGCAGCCGACGACCGCCAGTGGCGGAAATTTCGTCGGGCGCTTTCTCAACCGAAGCAAGCGAGCTGCCCAGTGGGCAGTCGCACCGACTGAGGTTGCGGTATGAGGGCGATCGGAAAGCCCTCGCATCATTTCTTGCAGTTGATATTCCTCTTCGCCATGATGCGTTTCCCCAGCTCCGCAGTGTTCCCGCGGCCGTTCCTCCGCTGCATTCCGGCAATCGCCGCGTAAACCCCGGCATCATTCCCGCGGCGGCCGGCAGGACGGTTCAGCCTCGCGGCGATATCCGCGCACACGCGCATCCGCTGTTTCTTCGGCATCTTCGCCAGCGCGGGCCGCACCGCTTTCAGCGCCACGCGCAGCGCATCCCCGGTGGAGATCACTTCCTGCTCTTCCTCCTCGCACTCGTCCCCGAGGGGATCCAGCACCTCGCTCAGGGCCTCCGTCGGCACGGGCTCCAGAATCTCCTCGACGATTTCCGCCACGTCCTCAGGCTCGAGGCCTTCCGGCAGTTCCTCGTCCGTGAGGGGTTCTTCCGCCGCCGCAGCCTCAATGGCTTCCTCCACCGCTTCGGTAATTTCTTCCACCGGATCATCGTCATATATGGGGCCGGGGGTCAGCAGTTCGATCAGTTTGTCCAGCCGGGAAACGATGTCTGCCAGCGTAGATTCGTCTACCACGATGGTCGTGCCTTCAGGCGTTTCCACAACGGCGGCAGGATCTTCGATGACCGGTTCTGCGGTTTCCGTCACGTTTTCATCCGTTTCGGCGGGCGTTTCAGTGTTCTCCGGTTCGATCATCTCCTCGATGATCTCCGCCACCGTCTCAATGTCTCCGTCTTTGGCCATCCGGGCCAGAATCTTGCTCAGGGATTTCTTCATAGTACGTGTTCTCCTTTCAGGTTTTTCATCTTTAATAGAAACGCGGGCCCCGGCGCGGCCGGCGTCGACAACGGCCACGTGGTTCCCGCGAATCTTGCGTTGAATAAATTGTCCGTTTTCCTCACAGAGCTCGTATGTATAGCCGCAGGAAATCTCCCGCTTGCCGTCCATAATGAGATCAATGAGAACCGGATCTGTGATGATGAGGTCCGCCAGCAGCAGGTCGCTTTCCTCCCCGCTCCCCCGGCGAACATTATGGGCATGCCCCTTCTGCAGCGCCCGGATATTCCCGATGTCCACCCCGTCAGGCGGGTGGTCGTTCGTCACCGGCATCCCCTCAAAAGAAGCAATCGTCTCCGGCGAAAAAACCTCCTCCGGAGGCCGGTATACAGACACAAACAATTCTGAATTCTGAATTCTGAACTCTGAATTTTCAGGCGGCCCGTTCCCTCCGCCCGCAGGCGATAATTCTGAACTCTGAATTCTGAATTCTGAATTTCCCGCCAGTCCCAGCTCCTCCGGCAAATACTCCTGCATCCCCGTCCGCGCCACCGGCACGTTCAGGCAAAGCAGATACCCCTCCGGCTCCCGCCGTGAGATATTTTCCGATAACCGTGTTCCGTAGTAGTGCATCTCATTCCCCCTAAATGTTTTTTATACCGAAGGTCCAGGGCGATCGGAAAGCCCTGGCCGAAGGGGTCTTAGGGGGCGATCGGAAAGCCCCCTAATTTCGTATATACCCCCAACGGTTCCCCTCTGCTCTCCAGTTCCGCCAGCGCCTGCTCCTGGGAAATCAGCCCCGCCTTGAATGCCTCAATCACATCCGATGTCATCTTCTGTACCAGCTCCGCTCTCTCGGCGGGGCTGGTCGTCATGACCGGCTGGAAGATAATCTCCAGGTCCCTCGGCACATACGCCCAGCAGGAAATCGCCATAATCGGCAGCAGTTTTTCCAGCGCCGGCCGCAGGCACCGCTCCTGCATCTGCGCAATCATGTCATAGTAATTCCGCAGGTCCGCCTCCCCGGTGCTGTTCATTCCCTGCGGGCTCCTCCCGAACAGCTTCGTCGCCGGGATTTCCGCCGCCCCCGCCATGTCCATCATGAAGGACTCATATACGTCCGATAGCCCGGAGAAAGAAAAAGCATGCGTCTCCAGAGAGTCGTCCGCGCTCATCAGCTGGATCCCGTAGGAGGTCCGCAGCCGGTTCTCATTAAACAGCGTATCCATGACCTTGTTCTGCATGTCGGTTGACCCGTAGGCCAGATGTTCCCCCAGGTCCCCCATTTTCAGCGTCGTGATGTTTGCCTGAAAAACCAGCTGGGCGATGTTCGCGCTGGTCGCCGATCGTTTCTGCAGCTCATCCCAGATGTGTTCCAGCTCGCTGGCGCCCCAGTAGTTTTCCGCCACGGTTTCCATATAAGGAAGTTCCCGCCCGATGAACCGCAGCACCCGGCTGTGATGAATCTTCACCCGGCAATAAGTTGGACCGTTGCCCGGTATACTGTCCCGGGCATTCCACTCCATATTATCCCGAGCATAGTCGAGAGGTCTCACTGTTGATCTACTCGTCCCATTCCACACCATCCCGGAATTCTCTCCGTCCGCCAAATTTAATTCTGAATTCTGAATTCTGAACTCTGAATTCCTCACTGTTCTGAACTCTGAATTCCCTGCTCCCGTTTCCAGCTCCACCGTGTAGTACATCGGCAGCCCAAAGTCCGGATCATCCAGATCGCTCACCAGCTCCAGGGAGGGCTCAATCCCCTGCGCCCGGTCCAGCACCAGCAGCCCCTGGAAGCAGTTCGGCAGCAGCAGGTCGTAGTCGATCGGCTGGTCCAGCCGGTTCTCCTCCCCCCGCAGGACGATCAGGGCGATCGATCCGCCATACAGCCTGGCCCACCGGACCGCGTTGGTGATCTCCTGTTTCACGCTGTGCCGCGCTTCCAGCCGGTACAGGTCATGCAGCGCCGCCTCCGGCAGCGAGGTGTTCAGCTTGTACCAGGCCCGTGTCATATCTTCGCACGGCATGTCGATAATCCGCTTCGCAATCCAGTTTTCCCGGTAGGTCACCGTCAGCAGCTCCGTCTGGGATGTCAGTCCGGATCGGTGAAAAGTCCCGGAGGACAGCAGCACCGAATCCTCCCCCAGAAAAGCCGCCGCGTTAGAATACCCGTCCAAAGCCGAAAGAATAGCCGCCACAGCCTCCGGTTTAGTCGGACCGCAACATTTCTTTTCCGTCCGTTGTACCGGCTTCTGATACCGTTTCCGTTTCCGTGACATAAATAAACAGCCTCCAAAAAAAGCATTCAAGCCGAAGGGGTTTTAGGGGGCGATCGGAAAGCCCCCTAATGATATCCATGCTCCAAGATCCTGCACACACAAGCCGCCGAATCCGCCGCATCATCGTGCTCCGCGTTCTCCGTATAATCCAGAATCTGATCAATATATTCCGGATCCGTCCCCTCCAGAAATACAATCTTCGGCCACCATTTCTTCAGGAACGTCACAATCTTGATGAACTTGTTCATGTGCTCCGTATAACAGGCTGCATACGCGCCTCTGCGGAAGAATTCCTTTTTCAGAAACCCCTTGTCCCCGTTGTCTTCGCATTTGATCGGCTCGCACATAAGGCGCCGGCTCTCGTCGATGATGACATCCATCACCTTGTCCACCGGCTTATGCCACAGCTTCCCGTACAGGTACATCACGTCGTTGTCCCAGTCGCGCCTGCCGCAGGTGAAAGCCGTATAGTCGTTCCCGCCGTAAGCCGCGTCCACGTGGGCCACCCCGTCCCGCAGTTTGGAAGCGTCGTCCGTAAACTTCGGTGCCGTCTCAAAAATGACTTCCGAGCTGGCGATATGCTTCAGCTCATAATTCGCCGCAAACAGCGAGGGCGCCATGCTCTGCCGCAGCTCCTCCAGCTTCTCCTTCGGGATCAGCCCCGTCGTGTAGCAGTCATACTGATGGATGTTCGGCATCTTGCTGAACACGTCGTCCTTGTGCCATGGCGTCCCCAGATTGATGATCCGCCCGCCCCGGTTCCGGATGTTCTGCAGCTCGTCATATTGCCGCTTCGTCCGCTCCCGTTCCGCCCGCGATTCCCGGTCGTCCTTGTTGCAGATATCGTCCGTAATCACATACCAGGCGTGCTTCCCCGTGATGGAACTCTTAATCCCCAGCCCCAAAAGCTGCGGCGCGCCCATCGGGCTCGTCCACAAATTCGTGGAAAGATGCGTCTGCGACTCCGTCATGATCTGCAGGTCCACTCCGTAAATGCTGTTCGCGATGTCGTTCATGACCTGGCTCTTCAGGATCTTGCTCACCATCCCCAGCATCTCGGAAACATCGTTGTCGGTTTTCCGCAGGAAGATGATGTTTTTCTTCGATTCAATCACCAGCAGCAGCGAAATCGCTACCGCCAG